GTTTAATACTCCTATATACTTCTGCGATCTGGATGGCTTCCCTACTCCTCCAGTTAATCCTATAGATCCTTGATGTCCCCTAGATCCTTGATATCCTATAGTTCCTTGAAATCCTGCAGATCCAGCAAAGCCTGCATTTCCTCCTCCACCAGCACTCCAATATACCCCAGTACCGTTAGAAGTAAGAACTTGACCTGGTATACCAAAGCTACCATTAGCTTGTAAATTACCACCATTATTAGAAATTATTAAACTGTTAGCTACAAATACAGCATTATTAGAAAGAAGTACTAATGCAGAATTAGATGTTCTTGCTTTTGTAAAATGAAGGTTGCCACCCACTTGACCAGTAAAAGCATATCCACCTACACCAGCTCCGTCTACTATTTCCCAATTAATAGATCTATCAGTTAAATTCCTAAAAACTATACCTTCACCTGGATCGTTTAATTCTAGCTGATTTACTCCAACAATGTTTTGGTTATTTAAATTCATCGTAGCAAAGAAATAAGAATTTCCTTGAACGTGAAAGAATCCTACCGGACTAGAATTACCAAAACCAAACCTATTTGTTGTGTTTATATAATAAGAATTAGACCCAGCTATAACACTGCTGTTAGCATATAGTATGTTTGTATTACCTACGTTGCTTAAATTGTTATTAGCAGCTCCACCTATATCAGCATATAAAGAAGAAACGGCATAACAATCATTACCCGGTCCACTCCCATCTGTTTGAAACATAGTATATCTTAATGATACTATGCCTGTAGCTCTAGTTTTTAAAAACTCAGGTACAGGAACTACTATCTGATACCATACATTATAATTTTCTAATGACGATGGTGCTATAGATATAAGATCTATAAAAGAACCACCAGTATCATTACTTGCATATTGAAGCTTAAAATTTTCATTGTCATCTGGTTTATCACCCCAGCTTCCACCACCTTTATTAATATAAAATGTAAGAAACGTTACTTGCGATATATCAACGCTGCCGCTAGTAGTAAACGTTCTTCCTTGATTTACTACTGAGCCAGTTTTTCCAAAAATACCTACTTTTAATGCTGTATCGTTTAAAAGATAAGCCATAGGACCTGGATTAACTAATGCTAATCCAGGAACATTACCAGGAGTTGTCACATATGTCGCATTGCCGGCAACATATGAGCCTGTATCAAAATTTAATAAGAAGAAAGACATAAGTGGCCTTATTTGCAAAAATCATATATATTAATATAAATCTTTATTATTTATGGGTGTGAAAAATTATGGATAAACCTTCTATTGTAATTGTTGATCCTATTGGTCTAGTTTATGATGGTAATACTATTAAAACACGAGCATTAGGTGGCTCTGAATCAGCTACGTGCTTAATGGCTCGAGAACTCGTCAAAATAGGGTTCAAAGTAACCATCTATAATAACTGCATTGACAAAGAATCTCTACCTGGCACGTATGATGGTGTAGTATACAAGCATTTAAGCAATATTAATTCTTGTGAAAATAGCTATGATGTTATGATATCGCTTCGTTGCATAACGCCTTTTGTGCCACCTGAGCTCAGAAAAGATATTGAAAACTCAACTAAATATTCTTATGAGTCATTTGATAAAGTAAGATCTGCTAGCAAGCATAAGATATTATGGATGCATGATACTTTTATCTGGGGTGATCCTATAGTAGAAAAACTTTTAGTAAATAATCATATCGATGAGATATTTACATTATCTGATTTTCATACTTCTTATATTACTAACTGCTGGCATGGTGGTGATCGTAGAAATTTTGAAGTACTAAAGAATAAGATATTTCAAACTCGCAACGGCATCGTCAAGTATTTTGATACTACAGATATCACGCAGAAAGATCCTGACCTTTTTGTATATGTGGCAGCAGTATCAAAAGGATTAAAACCACTTCTTAATAATATATGGCCACTCGTTAAACAAAACATACCTAATGCAAGACTAGTAGTAGCAGGTGGTTATTATAAGTTTAGCTATGATGCACCACCTGATCAGCAGCAGCAAGAACTTGAAGAGCTGGCTGCGCAGAAAAAATATAAAGACCAGGATGTTACGTTTACAGGTATTATAACTCAGAAGCAAGTAGCAGAATTATTTCAAAAAGCTTCTTATTTTATCTTTCCAGGTGCTTTTCCAGAAACGTATGGCATCTCTGCTATGGAATCTCTATACTATAATACTCCTTTATTAACAGTTAGATTTGGTGCTCTAGAAGAAACTGCTCTAGAGAGTGCATCCTATATGATAGATTATGCGATCGAGCCTAACGGTTTGTTTCCTAACATTAACTCAGGTGAGCAGACTTATAAGTTTGCTAAGATGGCTTATGATGCATATAACAATCCATATCTACATCAGCAGAAGATGTATGCATGTAATATAGTCAAGGATATATGTGGTTGGGATGCAGTAGCATTGCAATGGAAACAGCATTTATTTAAGAAGATTGGATTATACTTATCAGCAAACGAGTATAAGAAAGTTGCTTATATTAATGATAGAGTTCATAAGGTATTTGGTCGCCGGTTTAGCAACCCAGAAGAATGGAATACATATAAAGCTGCAGATGAGCAAAAAATAATAGTAGTCACTCCTTTCTATAATTCTAAAGATTACATCTTAAGATGCATTGAATCGGTAGCTACTCAGAACTATAAAAACTATGTCATGTATCTTATTGATGATGCTAGCACAGATAACAGCTATGAAGTTGCTAAAACATATGTAGAGAGTCTCCCTGCATCTATACGGAAAAACTTCGTTCTAATTAACAACAAAGATAATATGGGCGCAGTATACAATCAAGTTTATACTCTTAGATCATATGGTGAGGGTATCAATTCGATAGTGATGATGTTAGATGGAGATGATGCTCTGGTTAACGATAATAATATCTTTAACTTTTATAATAATCTGTATTCAGATGGCAAGACTGATTTTGCATATGGAAGTTGCTGGTCAGAAATTGATAATATACCGCTTATTTCGCAACCATATCCTGAAGAAGTAAGGCGCAATAAGACTTATAGAAAACATAAATTTAATTGGGGTATGCCTTATACTCATCTTAGAACGTTCAGGTATGAGCTCTTCTTAAAGATCATTATGAACCCTAACGGTGATTCAGTATTTAAAGATGATCTTGGCAATTGGTTTAGAGCAGGTGGTGATAATGCAACGTTCTACAGTATCATTGAACAAGCTAATCCTAGCAAGATCAAAGTAGTTTCAGATATTGTTTATCTTTATAACGATAAAAATCCTCTCAATGATTATAAAGTGCATGGAGAATTGCAGAATAAGAATGCAAATAAGATTACTAATTTACAGCCAGTATTTTTTGATGATGTTAATGAGGCAGATCATAAATTTGAAAGCCCTATATTTACACCAGATCTAGTTGAAGAAGAGGTACAAATTGATCGTGAGATTATCAGAGTTGATGTTCATTCTGAATTAAAACAGCTTGATCTTAACTATCAAACGATACCAGCAGAAGATATCTTTACAGGCAGAAAGAAGAAGATTCTCATTGCTATTCCTACAGCAAAGAATATTGAGCCTGCTACTTTTAAAGCCATATATGATCTTATCGTACCTAAAGGATATGAAACAGCGTTTCAGTTTTTCTATGGTTATAATGTAGACCAGGTACGCAATTTAATTGCTGATTGGATAGTCAAAGGAGATTGGGATTATCTCTTTGCTATCGATTATGACATATCGTTTCCACCTGACACACTAGTTAAGCTTTTATCTCACGATAAAGATATCGTTTCAGGTGTTTATATTCAAAGGTTCCATGATAGACACGTTATTGAAATTTTTGAGAGAAATCAATCAGGGGGATATAATCATATTCCTTGGGATAATATTAAAAATAAAGGTTTAGTAGAGATTGGTGCGTGCGGATTTGGATGTGTTCTCATAAAAAAACAAGTGATGGTAGATATCGGATATCCACAATTTAAATATCATTCAGCTCTTAATCATAATGAAACGTTCTCAGAAGATTTAGACTTTGCTAGAAAATCTTATGATAAAGGATTTAAGTTGTGGTGTGATACTTCTATCACATGTGAACATACAGGTTCACATGTATTTAAGGTTTAACGGGTAACGTTAGGTTTAACTGTTACCGTTCCTTCCATTATCCTAGTAACGGTACCACTGCTGTTTAATTCTACATCATATAGATATCTATTAGATGAAAGTGCAGCAGTGGTAGTAGCATTCATAGTTAACTCAACCAGACCAGTAGCAGCAGTGACTGCAACGTTCATGGTAGTAAAGTTAGAAGAAGTAAAAGAAGTCCGCAACTGAGCATTACCAGTATACCCAGTAAGAT